ATGGAACCGTGGCCCCATTCATCCTCGATCAGATACGCCGCGCACAGAACCTCCGTCGTGGGATCCTGCGCGTAACGCGCGGATCCGCACTTCACCAGGTCGCATGCACTGCGCGTTTCGAAATCGAGATAAATCTTCATCCGAACATTCCGATCCCTTGGGGTGCACCTGCTTGACTTCTTGCTTCCGCGCCCACAGTGCACCTTGCATCCATTGCTGCGCGTCCTTGGTTCCAAGGTCGAACGGGCATACGGCAGCCGCGGTCCTTCGGCGCAAGTCTTCCACGCCTTTTCTGTAAGGGTTCACGTTATTACCCCCACCCGTCGCTGCCGCCGGCCGCAGCCGTGGACTGCATGATCTGGTTCGGGTCTTCGACCCCGAGCGCGACCGCCTCGCCGCCCTCGTCAGCCGACGCGCCGCCCCCGCCACCGAGGAAGTTGTCGTCGGCCAGCTTCCACAGGCCCTGCAACCCAAGAGCCACGCCGGGATTGGCCGACGTGGTGGACTTGAAGCAGACCAGCTTCGCCTCGACCCACGCGCCGCCGTACATTTCCTTTTCCAGTTCTTCGGGCAGGATCGGCACCCACCGCCCGGCAACCGCCTTGAAGCACGGGACCTGCCGACCGGACTTGGCGTTGAAGAACGGCAGGCCGACGACATAGCCGTCGCTGGTGCCCTTCATCGGCTCACGCCCACCGTCGGCGACGTTGACCTTCAGAGCCTGGTCCTTGATCGGCGAGTTCTTGCTGTACTTGTCCATGAACATGGACGGGTCGGTGACGCTCGGATACGCAGCGCGCGCCGTGCTCTTGCACAACTCGGCAAGCGGGCCGATGTTCGTGGTCGGGAACAGTCCGGCCGCCTGATACTTGCCTTCGGCGTTCGGGTCGCGAAGGTTCTTGGCTCGCTTCGCAAGGCTCGGGTACGACAGGCGCACCGCGCCGCTCAGCACGCCGCCACCTTCGGCGACGCGCATCGGTTTGCTGCGCAGCAGGAAGTTGATCTGCTCCAGCGTCAGGCGCGTATTCATGCGCGGGTCAATCGCGGTCAACATTTTCGATCTCCGATTTTCAGGGTTGCGGCAGCGCGACAGGCGCTCCGACCGTGGCAGTCATTGCAGCGGCGGGGTCCACGGCCTCCCCCTTCGCCGTCTCAGGGACCAGCTTCAATCCCGAAGATTTCTTCTCGACAAACGCGGCCATGGATTTCACGGCGGCCTTGTCGGACTTGATCAGCTTCTCCGCCTGCGCGACGGTCAGCAGCTTGCGCGGCGCGTACTCGTCCTCGTCGAGTATGGTGTTCTCGGCGAACCATCTCTTCGCCCCTTCGGCGTTCTCCCACGACCGGCGAGCCTGCTTCTCGATCAACTTCATGCCGGGGATCTTCGTGCCGCCCATCGCCATCGACAGGGCGGCGTCCTCGATGCCGTCGATGAACGCCTGCAGCACGGGCAGCAGCGCCAGCGTCTCGGCCAGTTTCTGCGGATCGCGGCATGAACCGGCAGGCGGTAACGTTACAGTTACGCTGTCGCCGTGCACCGGCCATATCTCGGTTGCGCGGACCGCTGTTCGCGGCAGCGCCGGGCAGTCCGGCGCGCCCGCGCACCACTGGCACCACGAACCCGGCGTCGGTTCTGGCTCGACCGCCAGCGCGTTCGCCCTTGCCTCGTCAATCTCACCGTCGAGCACCATCAGGTCCGCCGGCCCGTAGAGCATCGTGCGGATCGGCTCGGCACCGAACGCGCGTGGCTGGATCACAGTTGCCTCGATACGACGAACCGGGTGCTGCCAGTTGATCGTTGCGCACAAGGCGTAAAACCGAAGCTGCACCGCCGCCGCGTCAACCAGTTTATAGCCGTGCTTGTAGTCGATGACGCGCAGCGTCTCGGATGCCGGGTCGTAGATCACGCAATCCGCCGTGCCGCCCGTATCCTCGTGCAGCTTGAACTTCTGCTCGATCAGCACGATTGCATCCGGCTCATGCAGCAGCGGCAGGATGAAATCGACGGCCTTCTGCACCGCCTCGACATCCTCGGCGTCGTATTCGACGTGGCCCGGCAGCAGAGCCTGGCCCTCGAACTCCAACACGCTGTCCCGCCGCTCGCGCAGCGCCAGTTCCAGCAGGGCATGGGCATGGGTGCCGCGCATGGCGTGCTCGCTCGGCGGGCTTGGCGGCGCGGCGGCGCACAGCTTGACGGACGCCGCGCACCGCAACCAGCGGTGCGCGTTCGATCCGCCGAACGGAAGATGTTCCCGTTCGTCTGACATATCAGATCACCTTCTTGCCGGCGGCAAAAGCGTTCAGGTCGGCGAGCAGCCGCGCGCGCTGATCGGCGCGAACCGTGCGCAGACCGGCGGGCGAGCCGTCGTCCTTCTGGAACGTGGCCGCAATGTATTCCTTCACCCTGGCCTGCGCGCCGGCACCGAGCTTGTCGATGGCGCTGTTCGCCGCCGTCGACAGTTCCGCCTCAGTCGGCACGTAGTCAGAAGGGGCGCCTGCGGTAATGGCGGCAGGTGCGGGCTCCGGGGCTGCGGGGGTTTCCTTCTTCTCGGCCTTGGCCTTGGGCGGGGCCGACGGCGTAGGCACGGCGGCCGGGGCGGGAAAACCGTGCGTCCCGGCCAAGGCACTCAGTACCCGAGCAACGTCGTCCTTTTCCGTGTCGAGATTGATTTGAATGTGGATTTGCATGTCGATGTTTCTCCTGTGTTGATCGACGCATAAAATATTATACATACTGGCGGGTCGGTGTCAACCGTCGCCTTTGATGAGTGCGCCGATGCGCGCAAAGTTTTCCGGCGTTATGGCGCCGGCTTCGTCGATCCATACTCGGGTTAAAGTTGGGGTTTTTATCACTTTCGGCTGGCGACACAGCAGCGGATAATTGTGTCGGTGCCGCGCTCCCGCCGCGTAACTCGTGAACCGAGCGCCGCACGCGCAACCGTATGTCTCAGACCAGTGGCGTTTCATGCCATTGCCTCCTGTGTTGATCGACGCATAAAATATTATGCAGATTGGCGGGTTGGTGTCAACGCGATTTTCTAAATTCCAATAGCGCATCGGCAACTTTGAATGCCGCTCTCGCGATGTCATCGGACCTATGTCTCGACAAGAAATCCGTGTTCGACATAAGCCCGGCTACAGCCTGCCCCGCGAACCAATCGCGCAAGGGGACAGCTCTGCGATCGTTGCGCCGTGTTGCAGCGCGATGCTGATCAGCGTGGCAGTGTCGCGGGCGGCAACGTCCATGGCAGTTGTCGGCTTGTTAGCCGAGATAAATACTTCCTTCGGAGTGCCGGCCTCGTCGAACCCGACCATCACGTCGTAGACCAAAACGGAAATATTGCCGGGGTGCGGCAGTGTAAACGTTAACCCCGGCCTGCGGTTCTTCAATCGTGACCTCACGCCATCGCCTCCTGTAGATTGTCCTTCGCGGTGATCGAGACGATCGTATTGGCCTTGCGGGTTACGATCGAGGCGACCGTTTGATCGAAGCTGTTTTGCAGCATCACGAAGCGCGCGAAGGTGGGGCGCTTCTGTCCCTTGCGGCGCACGCGGCGCACAGCCTGGATGTTATCGGCCGGCGTCCACGAGCTTTCCAGCATGTCGAGCCGGCAAGCCGCAGTCAACGTGATGCCGGTGCCTGCGGCGGTGATGTTCCCGACGAGGACCCGCACGCCGTCCTGTTCGTGCTGGAAGCTCTGCACCGCATCTGTGCGCGCCTTCTCGCTCGTGCCGCCGACAATCGCGGCGGTGCGGATACCAGCCTGCGTCAAATGGTCCGCGACAAGCTGGATCGCGCGGCGGTGGTGCGCCATCACGACCAGTTTGTCGATCGTGCCGGACTTGATCTCGTCCGTGATGAGCCGGGCGTAGCCGGGTGCCTTGGCCTCGGCAATCAGCGCGCGCAAGGTGGCGACATGGGTGCTGTCGTCGAACGACAGCGCACCTTCGGCCTCGACGGCCTGCACAATCCGCTGATCGAGCCCTGGATACTGCCGCAGGTAGTTCACGATTTCCTCGCGGGATCCGTCCACTGCCAGCGGGTCGATGCGGATCGGCGGTAACTGTTCGCCCACGTCGTCGAATGTCCGCATGATCGACATCGTGCGCAGCAGCGCCTGCAACTCGGGCAGCGCCTCCTTGCGCACCGTATTGGACACCGAAAATGTGCCGATCCGCTGCTTGAAGTAGCGCTTCTGGAATGCAGTGAACGCGAGCGGCGTCGCGCCGGCCAGCCGCATCGGCACCCATAAATCCGCCGGGTCGTTCTTGATTGGCGTGCCGGTCAGGCACCACACATGGTTCGCCATTGCGGCCACGCCGCCGAGCCCGTTCGCCCCGATAATCGCCTTGGTGCGCTTCGCCTCGGGGTTCTTGAGGTAGTGGCTTTCGTCAATCACCAGCAGGTGCCAGACCTGCCGCACGCCGGCCGGGCAGATGACCAGCGTGCGCCCGGCGCGCACAAGCTCGCGGGCGCGGATGGCCTGCGCGGTCTTGCCGAGCCCCGGCTCGTCGAAGATCGAGGCGCGGTGCTTGCTCGCGAGAAACGCCGCGCCCTGAAGCTGGTATGGCTCAAGCTGGTCGGTCACTTCGGGTCATCCACTTTGAAGTTGACGGCCTCGGCGCCCTTGGTCACGAGCAGGCCCACTGTATCGCAGATCTTCATTCCGTGCCGGGCAGCAAAGCGGTAAATCAGGTCGCACGTATCTTCGCGCAGACGGACGTTCATCTGCGTGTAGGTGTTGCGCGTGTCCGGCTTCGTGCCGTGGTAAATGTGCCGCCGGGACACGCCGATCAGCTTCGCGATCTTGTTGGGCAGAAACCCGGCAGCGCGCAACTCGCGCACAACCTCGTTGCGCTCCTGCACGGTCGTCCAAAAATATCGGCGCTCCTCGCCATTGACGTGCGCAACGACGGTGCGGTTTCCCTTCATCGCTGGCATGTCGGACAAACCTTCTTGAGACTAATCGCCGCGACGATCCCGCGCCACTGCTTATCCTGCGGGTGTTCCACCTTGGCCCGCAAAGCCGCCACGGCCTCGCTAAAGTCGGCAAGCATCTGGCCTTGGGTTTTGTGCTTCTTCAGTCGCACATTCACGCGGAATGCCGCTTCGGGCCACACCTGTTTCTCGGTCATCATCCGATCCTCATCATCACGTAGCCCGGCCAGTCGGCCTCGGCTACGACGGTTGCAATACATTGGTCGTTCGGAAGTCCGTCGCACATATGCACCATGTGGTCGCGCATGTCGGCGTCATCAACCACGATTGCCAGCCCCTCGCGGGCTTGGTTCGCGACGCTCGGCGCGCGCAGCACGTCGGAGATCAGCTTGGTTCGGTTGTCGCTGTCACCTTTCATGTTCTTCGGCAGGTCGATCCATAGGCAGTAGCGGCCATTGCGGAACATCGGCAGCTTGTCGAAGTCGCCGAGTGTATCGCAGACCTGCTGCCACCAGAACCGATAAGCGGCGGTCTTGGCCGTGCGGTGCGAGTGACCCCGAGACGCGAACGCAGCGTTCACGCTCGGCGGCAGCGGCAGCCGCACGGACACAAGGTTCTGGCGAACGCGCGGCGGCATCAATCACCCTCGCGGTTTCGATCAACGCGCAGCAGCGTGTCGCGATGGCGCTTGTACATCTCGGCGCGCAACTCGGCCTGACGGCGCGTGAGCCGCTCGGCCGCGAGCATGTCCGACATGTACATCCACACCGCCAGCCCGCAGCAGACGGCCGACACAACGGCCACGAACGCGAACCATGCGAATTGCTGAACCTCGGGCGTCATGGTGCACCTGCCTCGCTGATCGCGTCCTGCGCCACCTTGGCCTTGTGCTCGGCGATGGCGCGCAGCGCAGCCATGCGCTCGGGCGTGGCCGGCGACCAGGTGCGTTCACCTTTGCGCATCAGCGACAGGTACGGGCGACTGATGCCAATCGCCTCGGCCAGATCGGCGTCACGCACGCCAAGCTCCGAAAGATGCGCGGCGATCGACGCGACCGGGCTGACAGGGGCGTCACCCTTGGTTGCTTTGGCCGGGGCGGGCGTGGCGGGTGCCGGTTCATCATCCCATCCGTCATCGCTGCTCGGCTCGGGTTCGGGCTGCTCAAATGCCTTCGCCACGAATGCCGGCGGCTTGAAGTCGTCGCCGTAACCGGCGGCCAGTTCGGGCGCAAACCCGATCACGCGGGCGCTACCTTCGATAAGCGGGCCGGCAGTTTTCAGATTATCGGCCGCGTCCTGGTAGATATCTTTCTTGCGCCGATCCAGGTCAGCCGGGATTTCCAACTCGTGCTTCGGCTTCTGCGGCAGCGCGGCACCATGCAGGTGCGCGAGACGCGGTTCACTGCCGACGAACTCGCGAAGCTGCTTCCCGTCAACGGTCGAGATCGGCATGCCCGCGACGGCCAAGCCGAACGCCTGCCGGATGGCCGCGACACGCGCGGTCCAGTCCGACGCCTCGTAAATCGGCGTGGTTTCAACTTCCAGTCCCGGCGCGAACCGGGCGATGACCTCATCGAGATCAGCCAGCCCGCCGTTTTCCTCGATCTCGACCTCGCAGGCGACGGCCACGTCATCGACGAGCTTGCCGAGCCCGCGCGAGATCGCGGAACGGGCGTTTTCGCGGATCGCCGCGTTGGCCTTGTCCGTGACTGAAAGCCACGTATCAGACGATCCGAACGCGGTTGGATCGTCGCGCAGCGAAAGCGGCCATTCGGCCGCCGCCCGCTCGATTTCTGCTCTGATGTCCATTGGTTTTCACCTCTCGTTTGCATAAACCATTATGCGACCCCTGGCTGTCATGTCAAGAGTTCGCGTGGCGATCAGGCGCGGACTTCCGGTTCTGATCCTCTGCAGCCTTGTGTGCGGCATCGAATGTCCGAAACAGTCTCGGGCATCCTCGCGCGTCGAGCAGCTCCGCTTTGTGTGGCTGCGCGTCATCGTTCCAGACACGCCACATCGGCTTTCCGGCTTTTGTCATATACCCGCTTGCGGGTTTCCATGGGCCGGTCAAAGGAATGCGTTTTCGCGTCCACCTTTTAGGGTCGGTCAGGTTATGCGGATCGTGTAGCGGGGCCATCTTTTTCACCCTTGGTTGCCTGGTTGCGTTGAAGCGTGGCGGTCAGACCGCAACGCCGTTACCGAAAATAATCCGAACCGCGCACAAACCTTCACTAGCGCGCTCGAACGCGATCGGGAGCCGGTTCCCGTGAAAAGGAAGCACGGCCAGCTTTTCGGCTTGGCAGGCTTTAGCGTAAGTCGCGGCGCGTTCCCGCACCGCGGCAGCTTCAAGCCGTGCCGCGTTCAGTTCACGCTCTATGCGCAAAGCCTCG